CGCCCCCTGTTGGGACGCCACCTCAGAGAATCACTTCTCGTTCCTACTTATATATGTGGAAAGATCGAACAAGGACATTACCTGGTGCTGCTTACACAGCCTATCCCATTGAACATGGTGATTGGCCGGGTATCAGTGCTAGTGATATTCCGTTTACTATTAGTTATGGGGATCTTGATAACTTCTATGAAGCTATTAAGTCCACTCCTAATAATAGGAACGGTTGGAATGCTTGCGAGCATTACAAGCGTACTATCGAAGTTGGAAATGCTACTATTAAAAGTGGCTCTTCCTACAACGCTAGTCCGTCTGGTCCTATGTTCGAATACGACACGCCCGCTCGCATGTCACTCGGTAATACCGGTGACGGCGGACATGTCTTCCCATGGGGTAGTGCCCTGAATCCCTTTTTAGGGGTTCGTGCACTGTATGTGAATAATTCCTTCGCCCGTGGTGTTATACCACCAAGCGATTGGAATAAGCTGGTCGAAGATAGCTATGCTAATCTTCTACCGGGGATTCGTCCTCGTATTAGTGCTTTAAATAGCATTTACGAGCTCAAGGACATAAAGTCCGTCCCCCATACGTTGCGTAACATTAAGTCGGCATTATTAAGTTTGAGGAGCATTAAAACCGCTGCTCAAGCTTACGCTACGGCTAAAAAACTTAGCTTAACGTCTGTAATGTCGAAACCGTTACGTACCATCCTCAAGGCGGTTGGCGATGTGTATCTCCAAAAGGAGTTTAACGTCGAACCGCTACTGTCAGATCTTAACTCTGTAAGAGTTACCTATCTGAACATCCGTAAGAAGATTAATAATCTTCTTGCTGATGAGGGCAAGCCGAAGCGACACCACTATCGGGGTCGCCTTGGCGAGTATACGGATAACGTTCAATCTGTCGACGTAAGTTTCAATGACTTCCAAGTCACTGGAACCCGTCAATGGATTAACGTTTTGACGTATACCAAGGCCCTGTTCCATGCTGAATTGGAATATTCCTTCGTATTGAAGGACTTCGAGAGGGCGGAAGCCCTTCCTCGAGGCGCGCTTGACCAACTTGGGATCAATGTTGATCCCGGGGTGATCTGGCGTGCTATTCCATGGAGCTTCGTAATTGATTGGTTTGTCGGCGTAAGCCGATTTCTCAGTCAATTTGCGATGCGCAACATAGAACCAGTAACATATATAAGTCGGTACTGCGCTTCCGCTACGGTTGAGAGGGTAAGCACCACTTCTGTGGGTCTCACGACCTCTTTTCCCATAGCGTTTGCTGCAGCACCATTGTGCACGGTGTTTGAATCTGCCTATGTTAGGCAGGTTGCGACGCCAGGCATTAATGCACCTAGAGTGCAAGACCTGAACTCTCACGAGTTCTGGTTGTCGGGTGCGTTAGCGATTACTCGCTAATGTACTGAACTAATACTAGCCAACAATCTTCAGGTTTATTACCTGTCGACCTTAACTAGTACAACACGAGCTAATATACCTCTTTGTATATTTAAACGCATGCTAAGCAATACATTAGTCACGAACGAAGTAAAAGATGCCGCTGGGGCGGAAGTTGAATTCCTCCGCATCGACAGCATTGGGAGGACTACAGAGTTCGCCAAGAGTGGTGAACTCCCGTCCTCTCCGTACCGTCTCGATGTTTCTCACACCGAGGTGGGTACCGGGACCAAAACTCGACGCCGTAGTAAAGTTGGATTCAGCAAGACCATTACTGGTCAAGTTGATACAACCACCACGGCTGAGATATTGGCCTACACAGTCGTAGATATCCCTATTGGGAATATGACTGCGTACACCGAAGCCAAAAACGTGCTTGCCAACCAGATCAGTTTTCTCGCCTCTTTAGGCGCGTCAACAACGATCTTGTATGACTGCACGGGCAACGGCGCTGATGCACTGATAAATGGGACACTGTAATGTACAGGCCCCATTGTTTCAGTTCTTCTAGACCTCTACTCATCCTTCTCGCTACTTTTGGTTTTTTGACCATAGTAGCTGGTTGCGTTTTAGAAAAGTTGAGCGTAGATCGACTTCAAGTCGATCCATTCTCCTCCTCTACAAACGCATCCAAATTGGTTGGGCCAGTCCTTAAATAAGACTAGCAGCACCAAGAAGCGAGTAGTGTCATGATAGTTACAAGGCAGTTTACTCGAAAGAGTTTTCTGCTTCAGGGACTATCGTGACTGTCTTCGTGTCCAACGTGTCACACTGTATTGCGTATGCTCAAGGAGTCGTTCCATATATTATGGCCGACACAAGAGCCTTGATGTTCCATAAACGGATCATCGCCGCTTTACTGTGTGATGTTCAAACATCATGCAGCGAAGTGTTCTCTACGCGGGCTTTGCGATTATGTACCCAAAAGGTTCATGACCGCATCGACCGGGAAGGTATGAGTTTTCTAACGAAAACTCTTTCACGTCTAGCCAAGACTCTCGATAGAGCCTTGACTGGAGAAGTATCGATTAACTCTACCAAACTGAGGTTTGAATCTCAGCCTAATAGTCAACTGCCCATTTTTATGGGTGAGTTGTTTAACCGTGTCTTCTCACGCGACGGTTGGATCCTTCCAACACCCTGCGTGTTAAGCATCAAAGCGCTAAGGCAGTTAATGCTTGCATTCTACAAGTATGAGCTACCTTACTCCTCAAAGCAAGAAGATGAAATCATCAGACGGTTCATTCGAACCGAAGACGAGATCATTCCTTACAACGAGCAGCTACTTCAATTGGCGTCCAAGTATGACAGAGATGAAAATCAATGTCATGACTTTGACGATTCAAGAAGTGGTTTGCTTGATACTCGAGCTCTACCACCCTCACCTAGCGAATTACCCTTCACAGGGTTATCTGCGCGTGAGTGTGCGAGCAATACACTCCGGTCGTTATCACAACTTGCATCGAAAGATGCAACTTATGAGCAGGAAGTCGAGCTTAGTAATAAGTTCGACCTCTTACGAACGGTTATACAAAATGCTCGAAGACTTCTTAAAGATGTCTTCCGGCACTTTGACATTCAGGATTGCACACCAAGAAACGGCCCCGGTAGTCTCTCTACAAAAGAGAGACTCTGGGAAAAATACCGATTCCGGTGTGTTCCTGATCGTATCGCGCAAACATTCGACTTAGATGCATATTTCTATGCGTCTTTATCTCATGTTTGTGACTCCCTCGACTCCCTTATGGCAGTCAGTGGGACAGAGCAATCGGCCCAGGTTATCCTGGTCCCGAAAGACTCTAGAGGTCCTCGTCTTATATCTTGCGAACCACATGCTTTCATGTGGGTCCAACAAGGTTTGGGACGGGCGATTGTTAGGCACTTGGAATCCCATTCTCTCACGAGATGGAATCTCCACTTCACCAATCAGCAACCGAATCAGTTTGGCGCCCTTTTGGGTTCCCGAACTGGTCTTTACGCGACTCTTGACCTCAATGAGGCCAGTGACCGCGTATCGGTCGGATTGGTTACGCTGCTATTCCCAGCGCCTCTTCGTGAGGCTCTGCTGAATTGCAGGTCTTTGAGTACGGTATTACCGAGTGGTGAGATTAAAAAGCTCAATAAGTACGCACCAATGGGGTCAGCTTTATGCTTTCCTGTATTGGCGTGCACCATTTGGGCCATTCTCACTGCTGGTTTACCCGATGCAGATTCTCGAGAGAGAATCTTGGTGTATGGTGATGATGTAGTCGTACCCACGGCGCAAGCCGCGAACGCGATCATGCTACTCGAGTCATTTGGTTTAAAAGTAAACCGTGACAAGAGTTGCACCAGTGGACTCTTTAGAGAGTCATGTGGCGTCGACGCCTATGCAGGCGTAAACGTCACTCCAGTTCGTTTTCGAACTGTCTGGCAGTCATCCCGTTGCCCGCATGTCTATGCTTCTTGGTTAGCAACCGCTAACCTTTTCTACCATAGACAGTACTATCGTACCTACGATGTAATCGTAGAGGAATTGACCCGGTTTTATGGGGAGATTCCTGACGTAAGCATGGATCTTCCATGCCCAAGTCTTGCGAACATACCGGAGGTCTACCGACCCAAGAGAACCCGAACAAACAAAAACCTCCAAAAGAGGGAATGGTTTGTTTGGGATCTTGTGTCACGGCCTATATTGAAGGAAATAGATGGTTGGAGTATGCTTCTACGTTTTTTCGTAGAAACTAACTCTCCACCTTCCCCTTCATGGCCGAATGATAAACCTCGCAGAAGCGGTGTAGCAAAGCTTCCATATAAGGAAGCTTTCTCCGTCCGCGCGTACACCCGACGTGACAGTGTGCGCCTAGTAAAACGATGGGTTGGACAAGGCACGACTCCTGAAGAGGAGTTGTGCATGTCTGCCCATAGTGATGCTAGGTTCATTCCTGATCACGTGGCGATGATTAATGA